CAACGAAATGCGAATGGACAAACTCGCTCTGGATTATATAGCTTGTTTATACCTATGGAGTGGAATTACGAAGGATACATTGATTCTTATGGATTACCTGTCTTCGACACGCCTAAAAAACCAAAGCAAGGACCTCAGGGTGAAATAATAGACTTAGGTGTAATAGAATATTGGGACAATGAGGTAGAGGGTCTTAAAAAAGATCAAGACGCTTTAAATGAATTTTATAGACAATTTCCAAGAACTACTAAGCACGCGTTTAGAGATGAATCAAAAGAGTCATTATTTAATCTAACTAAAATCTACGAACAAATAGATTTTAACGAAGATCTTAAAAATTCAATAAGCGTAACTAAAGGTTCTTTTCAATGGCAGAATAGTGAGAAAGACACTAGCGTTATATTTGTTCCAAATGATAACGGTAGATTTTTAATAACATGGGTGCCACCAGCTCATTTACAAAATAAAAGATATAATAAGAACGGTAAAAATTACCCTAGCAACGAACATATTGGTGCTTTTGGATGCGATCCTTATGATATATCAGGAACCGTAGACAAAAGAGGTTCTAAAGGATCTCTGCATGGCTTAACTAAGTTTTCAATGGAAGACGCGCCACCTAATCATTTCTTTTTAGAATATATAGCTAGACCTCAAACAGCTGAAATATTTTTTGAAGACGTACTCATGGCTTGTGTTTTTTATGGAATGCCAATACTTATAGAAAACAATAAACCTAGAATTTTATATTATTTTAAAAGAAGAGGTTATAGAGGTTTTTGCATGAACAGACCTGATAAAAAATATAATAAACTATCAATAACAGAAAGAGAATTAGGTGGTATACCTAACTCAAGTGAAGACATTAAGCAAGCTCACGCATCAGCTATAGAAACATATATAGAACATTTTGTAGGTTTAAAAGAAACTGGGCACGGAGATGTTTATTTTCAAAGAACATTAGAAGATTGGGCGAAGTTCAATATTAATAATAGAACTAAACACGATGCATCTATTAGCTCTGGTTTAGCCCTTATGGCTTGTAACAAGCATAGATATTCTCCAGTAAATAAAAAAATTATAAAACCTGTAGATTTAGGTATAAAAAGATACGACAACAGGGGAACTACATCAAAAATAATAAGTTAAATGAATATATATACTAATTCAAATAGCGCTTTTCCAAGCCAAGTAGTTAGCAATGCTGAAAAAGCTAGCATGGAATACGGCAGTCAAGTTGCTATGGCTATTGAATATGAGTGGTTCAGATCAGGAAGAATGAACGGCAACGCTTATTTAACCAATTGGAATAATTTTAATACATTAAGATTATATGCTAGAGGCGAACAGCCAGTTCAAAAGTACAAAGACGAGTTATCTATTAATGGTGATTTGTCTTATCTTAATTTAGACTGGAAGCCAGTTCCTATTTTATCTAAGTTTGTAGATATTGTTGTTAATGGTATATCAGAACGCTCTTATGACGTTAAAGCTTATGCTCAAGATCCAGAGTCTATAAAGAAAAGAACAGAATATGCTTCTAAAATATATGAAGATATGCTGGCTCAAGATTACTTAGATGATTTAAAAGAGACTTTAGGTATAGATTTATATCAAACTTTAAACCCTGAATTGCTGCCAGAAAATGAAGAAGAATTAGAACTTCACATGCAACTTTCATACAAACAAAGTATTGAAATTGCAGAAGAAGAAGCTATATCTTCTATAATGGCTCAAAATAAGTATGAATTAGTAAAAAGAAGGTTAAATATGGATTTAGCTGTTTGTGGTATTGCAGCTGCTAAAACTAGTTTTAATACATCTAATGGAGTTACTATTGATTACGTAGATCCAGCTTATATGGTTTATTCGTATACAGAAGATCCAAATTTTGAAGACATTTATTATGTTGGTGAAATAAAATCTATAACAATACCAGAACTTAAAAAAGAGTTTCCAAACATATCTGAAAAAGAGTTAGAGCGTATACAGAAAATGCCGGGTAATAGACAATATATAACCGGTTGGGGTGGATATGATGAAAATACAGTACAGGTTTTATACTTTGATTACAAAACATACAATGATCAAGTTTTTAAAATAAAGCAAACTGATCAAGGTTTAATGAAAGCTATTGAAAAAGACGATAGTTTTAATCCACCAGAAAATGACAATTTTGAAAGAGTTTCAAGGTCTATTGAGGTTTTATACCATGGCGCTAAAGTATTAGGAACAGATACAATGTTAAAATGGGAGTTGGCAGAAAACATGTCAAGACCTTATGCTGATACTACTAAAGTAAAAATGAATTATGCTATTTGTTCGCCTAGAATGTATAAAGGCAGAATAGAAAGTTTAGTTAGTAAGTGTATTGGTTTTGCTGATATGATTCAAATAACTCATTTAAAGCTACAACAAGTAATGTCTAGAATAGTACCAGATGGTGTTTATTTAGATATGGACGGTTTGGCTGAAGTAGACCTTGGTAATGGAACAAATTACAATCCAGCTGAAGCGTTAAACATGTATTTTCAAACAGGTTCGATTGTAGGTAGATCTCTTACTCAAGATGGTGATATGAATCCTGGAAAAGTGCCAATTCAAGAATTAAACTCTAGTTCTGGTCAAGGTAAAATACAAAGTCTTATAAATACATATCAGTATTATTTACAGATGATACGTGATGTGACGGGACTAAACGAGGCGAGAGACGGAAGTACTCCAGATAAAAGCACTCTAGTTGGTTTGCAAAAAATGGCTGCAAACGCTTCCAATGTCGCTACAAGACACATTAAACAATCTTCATCTTATTTAACACTTAGAGTCGCTGAAAATATAGCTCTTAAGTTGGCTGATGCTTTACAGTTTCCTTTAACCGCAGAATCATTAACTAATTCTATTAGTACTTACAACGTTAACACGTTAAAAGAAGTGGCTAATTTAAACTTACATGATTTTGGAATTTTCTTAGAACTAGAACCTGATGACGAAGAAAAAGCTCAGTTAGAAGCAAATATTCAAGTTGCTTTACAGCAAGGAGGTATTGATCTTGAAGACGCTATAGATTTAAGACAAATAAAAAACCTTAAATTAGCGAATCAACTTTTAAAAGTTAAGCGTAAAGCAAAAGCAAAACAAGACCAAGAAAATGCTCAAGCTAATATTAGAGCTCAAGCAGAATCTCAAGCTGAAGCTAATGAAAAAATTGCAATGAACGAAGTTCAAAAGCAAGAAGCAATTAGTGGTTCTAAAGTTCAATACGAGCAGTCTAGAACTCAAATGGAAATTCAAAAAATGCAGATTCAAGCTCAGCTTGATCAGCAAAAAATGCAAATGCAACATCAATTTGACATGGAGTTGGCTAAATTACAAACCCAAGCTCAAGGTCAAAAGGAGCAGCAAAGAGAAGCTGCAAAAGACAAGCGTATAAAAATGGAAGGTACGCAGCAGAGTAAAATGATAACACAAAGGCAAAATGAAATGATGCCAATAGATTTTGAACAAGAAGCACAAGATCAGCCTATTATTTAAACCATTAATTATTTAATTATATTATATTATGTCAGAAGTAAAAACAAATGAACCTGTTAAGCAGGAAGGTGACTTTAAAATAAAAAAGAAAACACCTAAAAAACTAAACCAAACGAAGGATAACATTACAAAAGTAAATGTTAATCCAAAAGAACCTTTAGTAGAATTAGAAGATAATGTAACTAAAGTAGAAATAAAAAAAGAAGAAGATGCCATTCAAGTCGGAGAAACAAAGGAGGTATCTGTGGAAGAACCATCCGGAGATAGCGCAAAGATGGGAGAACCTGTACAAGAGTCCAACGAGACTACTGAAGGGTTTTCTCCGATCCAAGAAGTAACTGAAGCTGAAGTTAAACAAGTTGAAGCAGAAGTTAAAGAAGCTATAAGAGATGAAAAAATATTAGGTAAACCTTTACCTGAAAATATTGAAAAACTAGTTTCATTTATGGAAGAAACAGGTGGGACAATAGAAGATTATACTCGTTTAAATGCTGATTATAGTAATGTAGACGATAAAACTCTTATAAAAGAGTATTACAAAAAAAATAAACCCTATTTAGACTCTGAAGATCTTGATCTTTTGTTAGAAGATT